CGTAGATCGAGCTGAGGAACGGGCCTTTTAGTTCCTCGATATGCAGGCGCTTTGTGCCTTGCCGCTGAAACAGGCCGATATAGCCATTCGGCATGATCGCAAAAAACGCATGCTTAAAGCGCGTCGGCGGCTTATCCTTCCAGACCTTGACCGAAACGCCGTTGCCGCGATCTCTGGCCTGGAAATTTGCGGGCGCCGGGTTAGTGGTGAACGCGGCCAACGGCATGCGTCCGCTCTGCATCCGCATCGTGGCGCCCAGCGCGAAATTCTTGGCCTTCTGTTTCGTGATGTTGTCCTTGATCAGGCTCGATTTCAGCGTGACCTTTTCGCCAATCCTCTTCGCCGTCAGGGTTACCGCGCCGTCCAGTGTGCGGTTCAGCGATGTCCTGATCGCCCGCTCTGCGCCGTTTTTCACATCATCGAGCAGTCGATAAATCTCGTCGACCTGGCGCTGATTGATTTGTACGCTGACCCGTGACATTACCGCACCACGCAACTGGCAAACTGGCCGTCGTTGGCGATAATGTCGTCGACGGTGTATTGCGTGCCGGCATGAGTGAAGCGCATGCCTTTTTTCAAGCCAGGCGCATCGGCCACGGCCACGTCGATTTTTTTGCGGCGGGCACTGATATGCGCGTCGCCGGAAAACACGGGGTCGACGTAGTCATCTACGAAGGCCTTGATTGCGACATCGCCGACGGTGGCGTGATACGTCACGTCATCGCCGAGGAGGCCGGTAAACAGCGATGTCGGTAGTAGGGCTGAGAAGTTTGTCACGAGCACCACCCATTGGCATTCATTGATTGCATAATATGCCAACCGCTACAGTGCTTGAGGTAGCCAAAAAAGCTCGACATTCGACACCCTATCTCTTCGACTGAAACCTCGGCCTTATCCAGCCTCCTAACTAATGCGCGCAATGCTCTCCGCGCTCGCTTGACATTGCGCTTTCTTGGCAAAATATGCGTCGTCCATGTCCGATATCCGCAAAAATCCACGCCGCGCTTTGCTGGGTAGACATCGCTTTTCGGGTTGGCCCGCAAATCCAACTCATTCTCAAGCCAGCGTTCGATCCGCCGGCGCAGAGCATGCAGCGATTCGCTGTCGCGCCCTAAAATCACAAAATCATCCATGTAGCGCAGGTAATAGCGCTCGCCCAATTCATCTTTGACAAAATGATCGAGTCGGTCCAGATACGCATTGGCGAATAATTGACTTGTCAGTGCACCTACCGGAATACCGACGCCATTTTCCCCGCCAGCGCGGATAATGGACTCGCATAGCCATAGCGCATCAACATCGGTGATCGCCCGCTTCAAAATAGCGATCAGGCGATCATGCGAGATGCTGGCGAAATATTTTGAGATGTCCATCTGCAATACATACACCGTAGCCCATCGCCGCTGCGCCACGCGCAAAAAATATTGCAGCCGTAAAATGGCGGCATGCACGCCCTTGCCGCGCCGACACGCATAGGAATCATGAATAAAGCGTCGCTCGAACAATGGCTCGATGACATTGACCAGGGCGTGATGCACAACCCGATCTTCGAATGGCGGCGCCTGAATCAGCCTCGGCTTGGGATCGACAACACGGAATTCGCGCGCTGCGCCTGGCTGCCAGCTATACCAGATCAGGTGATTTTGAATGTTGATCAGGTTTTCTTCGAGCTGTGCCGAAAATCGCAGCACGGCGGGCCGGTAGCGCTTGCCTTTGCTCGCTGCGCGATAGGCTGCCAGCAGGCTTTCCCAGGCAATCACCTTCATCCACAATTCGCCATGTACCGACATTACATGCCTATTAATAAGCGATGCCGGCTACCACTGGCCGCCGGCATCTGTTGATATTTTCCCGTCCATAAGACGGAATCAAGCCCCGATTCCAGGTAGAATCACATGCAGGCCGAGCCGTAACCCGTGCCTGTCTGAATGAATGGGATCGCTGACGCAGCGCAGTCCCACGTTCGTGTTCACGTTCCACGGCGCGTTGTTCACGTTCGCGCACCGAGCGCCGGCATTCGCGCCATTGTCCCAGTTGCTGCCGGCGATGAGCTGCTGTCATGGCCTGATCCCTTTGCCGGAGAACGCCTTAATGAGCCCTCCAACGATCTTCCCGATTTCCATCAGCCTGCGCCCAGCCGATTCGTAGCGCCGCGGGTCGAGATATTGCGATCTGTGTGCGTGGCGCAGTAAAAACTTGAGCATTTGCAGCTCGACATCAAGATCATGCAAAGACTTATGCTTGTCGCGCGCGCTCTTTTGCGCACGGATAGATAGCCTGATCAACGCATACGCGCTGTTTTTGATTTGCGTACACAGCGCAAACTTCTCGCGGCGCGGAAACCTGTCGACAACGGGAAACAGCCATTCCGAAAAATCTACAAGTCGTTGATAAAGCACCATACTTTCCATAAATACAGATGCTCAGAAATCAGATTACAGAGAATCGCTGACGCAGCGCAGTCCCACGCTCGTGAGCACGCTCCACGGCGCGCTGTTCACGCTCGCGCACCGAGCGCCGGCATTCGCGCCATCGGCCCAGAAGCTGCCGGCGAAGAGCTGCTTGAATGTCTGCTGATTCACAGCGCCCTGCGCCTGAGATGATTTGCCTTGATCGACAGGTGCATATGTATATGTGCCATTAGCCCCGGTATTGCCATTGTACATATCCATGAAATCCGCGCAGACCTGCCACAGATTTCCCGCCGGTTGGTCTATATTCAGGCAGCTGACGAAATAATACTGACTGCTGGACGGGATGCCGCCAGGCAACGTAAATCCTACGCCCCCAGTCGCTATCCGTGCTCCGGCGTTCGATGCGCCTTCCGGAACCCCCCATGCCGCCTGCAGCCAATCGCCATACGATGGCAGGCGTTTTCCTGCATTCCTGGCCATGCGCTGATAATCGTAATAACTATAGAGTTCTGTGCCGGATAACGGCACGGCATTATAGCGGCTCAGCGGTTTCGCGTTCGGCCATGCGGTACCGTCATCGCTCGACAGATAAATATCCATCCATAGCCCGGCATTGATTTTCACCATTCCAGTCGGGTCGTCGCAGCGCGGGCGGTTGACCAAATCCCATACTGAATTGGGAATTACCTGTACGCCGAGCGTTGCCGTCCTGTCATAGGCCTGCGCTATGGTGCGCACGCGGCCGTAATGAAAGCCGCCGATTTTTCGGCTGGTCGCCGCGCTATAGCCACTGGGGAATGTTGAGTTTGCTGATAAGGTGAACCCGATGCCGCCGCTTTGCTGCACCGCATACACATAATAATCTGTGCCGAGCGTCAGAGATCCGGTGTCGAGTGAGGTTACATTGACATCAGAACTGAATACCTGAAAGGAATTCCCCACCTTAATCCCTGTGCCAGCAAGTACCTTGACGCCGGTACCTGACCCGTTCTCTTCGATAAACTGGCGACCCTGATTAGCATCTGTGAAAAAGGTGCTGCCCATTGCTGAGGACTTATAAAATGGCATTATGCAATCTCCTCTAATAGCGCATCCAGCTCAGCCAGCGTCATGCCAATATCGTTCAACCGGCTATGCGGGTTATCTGCCAACTGATACTCGTGAATTTCAAGTCCTGACTCTCCTTGCCCCGACAGCACTCGGAATTCAGGCTCGGCGCCCGCTCTTTCCGATTCGCTTAGCAAGGTTCGCGTGAACACATAATGCTGGCGTGTGGCTCTGATAGCCTCCAATTGCACTCGGATTGCTGCCCGTGACTCTGGCGTATCAAAGCCCGTGCCCAGGTACGCCAGTAGGTTGTCAATGTCCCCGCGTGAACGAATTGATTTAGGGATTCCTCGCATTACCATTCCCTCGCGGTAAATGTTTGGCCTGTCGTTGCGCCGATAATGCTGATTGCGGTGGTAGTGGTTGCGCCTACGGGTGATTCGTAGGTGTCGCCAGGGGCTAGTTTAAACGACGGCTGCGCTGCCACCGCTGTACTTCCGGCCTCGTTAAACCACAAGTCCCCGCTAGAGTTGTTTTGCAGCTGCCATCCTAGCCGATTGGCATTGGCTGCCATTAGTGTCTGGGCAGACCCGCCTGCTGTGATTGAGCCAGACCTGTCTGTCTTTGTGATACGCCCGACGACACTGACGGCGTTGGTTGAACCGGGCGTCGTCTGGTCAATCTTCATGCTGACAGAGGATGCCCGTAATTGCGCATCGGTCAGCGCCTGGCTGCCGACAATCTCAAGATTCGCCGCCAACGGCGCTCCGGCCAAATCCGCCGCAGTCGTCTGGTTGCGCCAAATAGTCGACACCGTAGACGGAGTAGCCGACACGTCGATGATCTGCGTCATCGTGACCGTGTCGCCGACGCTTGCGCCGGTG